GCTCGTGTCGCTCTTCGCGACGAGCTGTTCGCCGAAAAGACGGAGACGATCGACGGATTCACGGCCGTAATCTTCCAGCACGAGACAGACCATCTCGACGGGATTCTCTATACCGACCGGACGGACGAAGCTCCCACGCCGGAAGAGTAGCCTCCCCTGCCGGGAAACGGCGGATTCCTCCGCCCTGAGCGTCAGGTAATCGCCGGTCGCCGTCACCAGAAACACCATCTCGAACACCTGTTCGAGGTCTGCATAGTATTTGGCGATTTTGAAAGCGATGCCTGCGACAGCATCGTAGAAGATGCTGCCCTGCCGGAGGTCGATTCCGTCCGGCGCGCGGCTCAAAATCTCCTCCAAAACCTTGTCGTAGGTCTGGGCTTCAAACACTCTATATCACCTCCTCGACCTCTGTGGTCCCGTAAATAGTGTCCGCCGTGAAGTGGACGTTGCAGGAATCCTCGTTGAACTCAAACTCAAAGTCATAGACTTTAAGAATCCGGCCGTCGCAGAGGAGTGCATCCTCCACAAGTCTCGGGATTTCCGCCCTGATGAGCTCCTCTGTCGCGTTCTCGTCCGTGACAGTGTCCTTGATTTCGCTGCCGTACTGGTTGTCGTAGACGAGGCAGTGGAAACGCGGAGTGAGGAGTGCTTTCAAAATAAACTGGTTGACGGCTTCGAGGCCGTCAACCTTTCCGACGATGCGCCCGGTATCGAGGTCGAGCTTGTAGGTGAGCGACGGCTGCTCTTTCTCCTCCTCGATGCCGGAAATGGGAATGGGAACAAATACTCTGCTCATACGATAGCCCTCTCAAGAGCGTAGTAGCTCTTACCGTCGTTGAAGCGGAGAAGGTAGACAGATTCGCCCGTCTTGAGCGCATTGTAAACGGTCAGCAGACCGCTCTCGATGGAAAAGGTTTTCAGCGAGTGGATGTGTGCGCTCTCCTTGCCACTCTCGACCTTATGATAGTCTCCCTTGGGTTCGTCTTTTGCACCCTCGAAAGGGCAGCCGACAATGCCGGTTACCGGTCCGCCTCTCGAATCGTTAAGCTGAAACTTGTGGCCGTGTGCGCCGCCCACATGGGTGTTGCTGTCGATTTTGCCGTCCGCGAGGGCGATGTCTACTTTCACTTGATAGTCGGTCAGGTTCCGGGGGACGAGGAGCGCGCTGCCAGAGATTTCGAGCTTTTCGTCGTTCTCTATCTGGATGGTGAGCGGGCTCTCTTTCGTGACCGTGCCGACAACGATGCCGCCGTCTTTCGGCAGCATGGAGAGAAAGAGCTGCTTTAGGCTCGTCGCTTCATCCGGGTTCATGTGCAGCCCCTCCTATCCGATTTGACTGGCGTCCACCCATCCATAGACGGTGCTCTGCTTGTCCGTGTGGATGATGTGGTACGGGTGTTTTGCGTTCTTACTCTTGGCGATGGCGGTGATTTTCGCCGGTCCCGCTTTCGGGCTGTTGGTCGGAGACGTCGCGGTGGACGCAACGTACTGGGGACCGCCCGAAAATTGGACCTTATCGCCGACGGAGTGCGAGGTCGAACTTTTTTCATCGCTCGCCTTTGCGCTCCGCTCGGTGTCTGTTGCCATGTTCAAGGTAAGGCGCATAGAATGGTAGTTGCCCTTGAATGTGTGGGTATCCTCGTCTACATAGTAGCTGTTCGAGATTCCGAGCGGCCTGATGATGATGCACAGGCCGACGCCAGAAATGACGTTTGCCTGCCCGAGGCCCTCGATTGTCAGCGTTTTGCTGGGGAGCTTCTGCTCTGCGAGCATGGATTCAGCCATGTCCGTGAGGTTCGCCTCCTCGGTGTTGCTGTCGGGCGTGGAAATGTCCTGCATGATGCCGATGGTCTTTTCGAGCTCCGTGTCCGCCTTTTCGGCGAGCACTTTGTCCTCCTTAGACAGCAGCTTTATGCGGGTTTTCACTTTCTCGATGCTGCAAGTGTAGTCGTAGCTTATAAGGTTCCGGCCGGTTTCCACCACCCATTGCAGAATGCTGTCTTTCCGCTTTATCAGGCTCAGTTTCCCGTCGGCTGACGTCACATAATGCCTGATGCCGGTGGCCTTAAACGTGAGGCTCAAGGCGTCCAAAATAACGTCGCAGGCTGTCGTTTTGGCCTTTGGCAGCTCCGAGATGACATAGCCGGTGTCGGCCACATCCTTGTACGGAATCTGGAATCGGTCGCAGCAGTCCTTGAAGATTTCGGACGCCTTTTTCTGCTTGTAGCAAAAGCTGTCTTTGTTGTTCGACAGGTAGATACCCACGTCGTAGGCCTTGATGGTCATGGTCTTTTTCGTGCTCTGCCTCTGCTGCATGATGATGCCGCGAAACAGCTCTGCGCCCTCCCAATAAAAAACACAGTGGTTTCCCTTGGTGACATCAATGCCGGAACGGGCGTGTTTCCAGCCGTCATCGTCGATAAGCGATACGGAAAGAGTGCGCGCCGGGGAGCCCTTTCGGCCGCTCCATGTCGCGCTCTCCACCAGCTCGCTCATGTCGTAGGTGGTCTCGCCTTTTGTGACGAGGAATGTAATCTTGCTCATTGCCTCACCTCACGGGAGCTGCAACACCTGTCCGGGATAAATCAAATTCGGGTTTTTGAGCTTATCCTTGTTCAGGGAATAGATTTCTTTGTACCGGCCTCCGTCGCCGAGGGTCGATTTCGAGATGTTGTAGAGGCAGTCTCCGGGCTTGACCGTGTAGGTTTTCGCCTGCACTCGGTTGTCTGTCCGGGTGGAGCCGCCGGAGACGGTCGCAGTTCCGGTCGAGCTGACTTTGACCTGCCGGATTCTGACCTCTCTGTACTCCTTGAGCTTGATTTTGTAGTAGATGCTCCCGGGGTCGCCGCCTTTTCTGTAAGGCTGCAAGCTCTGGATAGCCGCGTAGAAGTTTACGCGCGTTCCGGTCAGGATGAGGTGCACCGGCTTCGCGCTGATTTTCCACTCGAAAAGCCGCTGCATCATCGCATCCGGTGACGACAGCATAAATGGCGTCTGGATGCCCGGAAAATACGCGGCTGGAAAAAAGCCGTCCCACGATACCTCCACGGCCGCCCGGTCCTGCAAAACGAGGATTTCGCCGAGGCCACTGATGGTGACGCTCGTGTTCTTCGTCCCGTGAGTGACGTCGAACTTCGTCGGCAGAACAGGAAAGCGCAGTTTCTCGCGCTCTCCGTTGTGCGTAATCCAGAGCTGCATACTGCTCTCAAAAATCATAGGCAAGGTCTCCTTCCTCGAAGATTTCACCCTTGATGATGCTCATAAGGACTGGCTTTGCATGGCGCGTCAGAATGTCGAGGACGGATTCCTCATTCATGCCGCCGACGTCGATGGAGCCGCTGCCGTTGATTTCGAGGATAATGCGTTTGACGGTCTCGCCAATGCTGGGCGCGTCCGAGGAGGAGGCCGGGGCCTCCTGCTGCGCGTCGCTGGCGGCCGGGGCAGTCGTGTTGACCGGGGCCTCCTCTGCGGGTGCAGCCTCCTCCGTAGTCTGCGCCTGCACCTCCGGTTCGACGTACTCAATACCGGTGGGCTGTGTATCAGAGCCCTGCCCGTCAGCCGTGAGATAGGAATACTCCTTGACGGCCTCCATACCCTCCGGCAGGTCATTCTCCGGGAGCGGGCTTGCCGTGGGCTCCGGGGCGTTCGTGGCGTTTTCCGCGCTGTTCACGGCTGCGAGGATTCTTTCGGTCTCCTGCGTGGGGAACACCTCGGACCCGCGCGCGCCGATGATAAGCTCGGGACCTTTCTCACCGGCGATGTAGACGTCCTCCTGTGCGGACAGAGTGCCGTTCGCGTGACCGGCGACTGTCGTTGCGGTGGGCGTCGTTGTCGGCGTGGTTTTCAGGTGGGAGGCGGCTGCGTTCGCAACGGCCTCCGCTGCGCTCCCGGCCTCGCCGGTCATGGAACGGATGGCATCGCAGTAGGCCTTGATGGTCGCCTGTGCTGCTTCTTTGGCCTCGTCGGCCATCTCCATTTTTTCGACGGTTCCGGTCATCGTCTGCTCGATGTCCGACATCGTCTTATCGAAGTCGGTCTCCATCTTGGCGATGTTGTCCGCAAAGGCGTCTTTTGCCTTTTCGGTCTCCTCGAACTTGGAGTTAAACTCGTCCACGAATTTGGAGGCTGCTGCGGGCATACCCTCGGTGCTACCGCCCAGCTTCTCGATGTTCTGGATGATGGCGTTGATGTAGCCCGCGCTTTCCTCGCTGCCATCACTCAACGACTTAATCAGGCCGTCATCGAGGCCGTATTCTGCGGCCTTTTTGAGGTTTTCAGAGTAGAGGTTGAGGTAGTCCGTCTGGCTCTGCATGGCCTTTTCCATATCGCTGATGGAAAGTTCCGACGAGGTTTTCATCGTGTCGAACAGACCGATTTGTCCCTCGATGCTCGTCCGGGCCGATTCGTATGCCTTGTCGTAGGCTGCGGTCAGCTCGTCGAGAGCAGACTGCGCGGAGCTCGTAGCCATGCTGACGGCTTCGTCATAGGTGACGGTCTGGTTCTGCGCGTCCTCGACTGCCTGCGCGACGCCGCGCCACTCGCCCTCGATGTCGGAGAGGGTCTGCTGGTTCTCGTCGTAGGCAGCTTGCAGCTCCTCGAGGGATTTCTTGTAATCGTCGATGTCGGAAGTCCACGCCACCCACGGACTGTCCTCCATCCAAAAGCCGCTGCCGCTGACCCAGTCGCCGGTGACGTCGTCCTGCCTCATGCCGCGCCGCTGACGCTCCGCGTCGAGGTTTGCCTCCGCCTCCGCGATTTGCTGCTCGAGGCTGCTCTGCTCTTTCAGCAGGTCAACATAGGTCTGCTGCTGCTCGGCCTTGTACTCCGAATCAGCCTGCGCCTTTGCGGCTTTCTTGATGGCCTCGACGGTCGCGTCTACGCTCTCGGTCA